AACAATCTGTATTAAAGCCTGATATAGTAAACGGAAAAGAATTACTTTCGTTTAGTGAACGAATGAAACAAGGCGCATTTGAAGAATTAAAACCAATTGAAAACAATAACGGCGAAATGACTATGCCATTTTAAATTAAGAAATATGTTAGAAATGATAAAACGTAAAGCTGGTTTAAACGTAGTTTACTGGAAAATAAAATATAGTTTAGACAACATCAAAGAAAAACACGAACACCGTACCGACCTTATTTCTTCAATGGAAAAAAGCCTAACTGAAGTATCTGAAGCGGTGCAATATTTAAACCACGTAGATAAAATGTTAATGGCTACGAATAGACGAAACCACGAATTAGAACTTGAAAACATAAAGCTAAAACAAGAAAATAAGAGTTTGAATAAGCATTTAGAAATGTTAATAAGCGGTGAAATATGAAGCCAAGAAAATGTAAGTATTGTAAACAACCCTTTGAACCGTCCGTGTTTTTGCAAAAAAACTGCTTCGACCCTAATTGCGTAGCTGAATGGATAAACGATGTAAAACAAAAGAACTGGCAAAAGAAAAAAGCGAAGTTAAAATTAGACTTAATGACCGTTCAAGACTATATAAAATTAGCGCAACAAGTATTCAACAAATATATTCGCCTTAGGGACAAATCGTCCCTGTGTATATCGTGCCAAAAGAAACCCTTAAAAGAAAATGCTGGACACTTCTACAATGCTAATAATCATTGGTCCGTACGTTTTGACGAACGCAACGTTCATTTACAATGCGAACACTGTAATACATTCCTTTCGGGTAACTTAATTTACTACCGTGAAAACCTATTAAAGAAAATAGGAATAGAAGAATTTGAGAATTTAAGCGCTGAAGCTATAAAAACACGAAAGTTCACGATCGAGGAACTAAAAGAAATTATAGCAACGTATAAAAAAAAATGTAAGGAATTATTATGAAAAAAATAGAGATTACAAATAATCAAATAGAAAGAGCAAAAAAATTATATTTATTTAAAGAATTAAAAGGTTCTATTACAAAAGGGAAAAGTAATATTTACGGCGCATTAGGTGAAATAATTGTTTATGATTATTTTTTTAATAAAGGATTTTATATTGATTTTAATTCTACATATGATTATGATTTAATTATTAATGATTTCAAAATAGATGTTAAGACTAAAAGAACAACTGTAATACCTAAAGAAAATTACTTGTGTAGTATATCTTCTTTTAATATAAAACAAAAATGTGATTTTTATTTTTTTTGTAGAATTACTGAAGACATGAAAATTTGTTATTTATTAGGGTATAAAAACAAAAAAGATTTTTTTAATCAATCTACATTTAATAAAAAAGGTACTTTAGATATTAACGGATGGGATTTTAAAGACGATTGTTATAATTTAGAAATATCAAAATTAAATAAATTTAAAGAGTAAAAAATTTTTAAAAATAATTGTATATTAAAAAATTATATTAATTTTGAAACAATTAAACAAAGCACAATGATAAAAACTTTTGAAGAACACACCAGCGAATTAACAGCTGAAGAAATGCAAATTTTGCATTTAGTAGTAAACGGTTTTAGACACTACAAAAAGACGAACCCGATAAAAGCGGAGTTAATAGTTACTCGAATGAATAACTACCTACAAGAAAACGGATATAAAATAAGGCTAACGCAACCCCGTTTAAGAAAGTTAGTAAACTATATTCGTACAAATGGCTTAATACCCCTAATAGCTACGTCACACGGCTATTTCACAAGCGATTGTAAGCAAACTATACTCGAACAAATTCAAAGCCTTCAGGAGCGCGCAAATTCAATTGAACGATGCGCACAAGGTTTAAAGAAATTTTTGTAGTTTTTTTTTAAAACTATTGTTATATTAAAAATTAATATTAAATTTGTAAAAATTAAACAAAGTTATTATGAAACATTTATTAAAAAGTCTGGCGGCGTTCCAGCAAGAAGTGAAAGTAATTCACAAAGAAACGCAAGGGTACGGGTACTCATATTCTGATCTCCCTAAAATATTTAGCGAAGTAAATCCATTACTACAAAAACACGGATTAGGATTTACACAGTTAATTAACTCACAAGACGGATTAAACTATCTTAAAACGGTTTTATTTCACGTTGAAAGCGGCGAAATGATTGATTCAAATACTTTAATTCCATACGTACAATTAAAAGGTATGAATGATTTTCAAAGTTTTGGTTCTGGAGTTACGTATTTTCGTAGGTACTGTTTAAGTTCAATTTTAGGTTTAGTTACCGACAAAGACACGGACGCATCAGGCGAACAAGAAAAGCCTAAAAAAGAAGGCTTGGATAACAAAAGATTTACCGATGCTTTAAAAGCAATTAACGAAGGTAAAATTACTATCGAAAAGCTAAAAGAGAAATTTCAATTAAGTGAAGCACAAGAAAAAGCCTTATTGTTATGAAAGTACGTTGTTCACAAATCGGTAAAATAATGACGAACCCCCGAACAAAGGGGGAACGTCTTTCTCAAACTACTAAAAGCTATATTTTAGAATTAGCAATACAAGAAAAATACGGAATACACAAAGAGTTCTGGAGTAGATACACCGACAAAGGTATTGAAGTAGAAGACGAAGCCATTAAGTTAGTAGGCGAAGTTCTAAACGTGGGCTTTATTTACAAGAATGAAGAACAAATAACGAACGAATATATAACTGGCGTTCCAGATGTAAACACGGACGTACTGATTGATGTTAAAAGTTCTTGGGATGCGTTTACGTTTTTTGAAAAGGTAGTAGAAGACGAACTAAAAAACAAAGATTATTACTACCAGCTTCAGGGTTATATGTGGTTAACCGACAAACAAGAAGCTCTATTATGCTATTGTTTAGTTGATACACCTTTGCAAATAGTAGAAGATGAAATTAGAAGGGAACACTGGAAACAAAACGTAATAGGAGAAAGCGACGATATAAGAGCTTTTGTAGAAGATAAGCATACATTCATGCACATACCTAAGGAAAAGCGCGTTAAAACGCACGTAGTAAAGCGTGACGAGGATGTTATCGAAGCTATTAAAACACGAATAGAAGAATGTAACGAATATTATAACGAAATAATAGACTTAATATGAGAAACCCAAGTAAAAAAACAGCTATTAACTGGATTAAAAATTTAGAAGAAGTTAAAGACGAAATAACTAAAAATAATTATAAGTATTTAACTAATTTATTAAGAGAAAAGAAAATGAGTCATATTTGGCACCCGTTTTTAAAAGAAAATAATATTATTTATTTAGACGGTGGGTTTCTTAAATGGAATGAAAAAATTCCAATTACATATAAATTAATTGAAAAATTCAGAAAACACTTATATTATTATAATAATGTAAAGCACCCACCTAAGAAAAAACAAATTCAAGCTAAATTAAATTTTGATATGCCACAAACGCCGTTACCAGCTAAGCCAAAAACACGAACAAAATCTTATCAGGATAAGATGAAAGAAAAAGTAAATAATGCAAAACAAGTAAACAAACCTACTAAACAAAATAAATTAGGTATTATTAGAAGATTTTTAAAATGGTTATGGTAAAACAAATGTTATGAACCCCGAAGTAAACCAAGAAATACAAGAATTAAAAAAAGAACTAAAAGAATTAAACCAATTAGTAAAAGCCTTATTAACGGTAACAGATGAAGGCGGTACTGTAAATGCTGATTCTTTAGTAATTAAAATGTTAAAAGTAAAAATAAATAAAAAGTAAAATGGAACAAAAAAACTACGGTAGTCTATCTACCAACAAATTTAAAAAACAAGATTCACACCCTGATTTTAAAGGTAGTATAACAATCAACGGAATTAAGTACGAATTAGCTGGTTGGAAAAAACAAGGCGACAACGGAGCTTATATAGGTTTACAAGCACAATTACCAAGGGATAATCAAAACACCGTTAAACAGCCCGAGCCACGGCCTAAAAACGATATATCCGACTTTTTAAATGATTTCTAATGAGTTGCCAAAACATTACACCAACAACAAAATTAGATTGCAACCCAGTATCTAATAATGAAAGTTTAAAAATTGATTTTCAAACAATGGAAGTGAAATTAGGAAAAACTACATTGGGTAAAATAACGGGGTTTATTGTTAATAACGGTATTTATGAACAAAGAATTGATATAAACACGGAAAATTTAAAAAATGAAAGCGAGTAAAATAATAGCAAATAGCGACGAGTTAACGCGTAAAATGTTACGGGACTACCTACAAAAAAACGAATTATCTTTGAATGCTTTTTGTTTGGATGCTAAATTGCACCAGTCAAATATTCACACGTTTTTAAACGGCAAGTCTTTAACAAGTAAAACGATCCAGCGTTTAGCG